AAATGAAAACAATTTAATTAATGATGAAAAAACAATATTAAGAATTCATGTTTATGATGAAGAAGCAATTGGAAATAAGATGCAAGATTTATTACTAAACATATGCAATTCTCAAGTTGTTGTCGATGCGATATCTGAAAATAAACTAAAATTGTTGGAAAATTTACGAAATAAAAACTCAAAAAAGAGTAATATATTTGGATCTGATAAGGATAGTGAATTAACTAAAAAAATAGGAAATTCAATTGTAAGTAATTTAGATTTTAATGAAGTTAAAGATATTATTAAACAGTCAATGCCTAGTATTACAATTGGTAGTAATTTAAGTAACGTTAAATCATTTAATGCTAGTTCTACAACATCAAATGAAATAGCAAATGTTATATTCTTGACAGAACAAACTAATCCAGAAAATAACAATCAAACTGGCTATAATAGTGTTTTAGCATTAGATAATATGAATGATATGACTGTAATACCTTCTGTAGGTAGTATATCATGTCCGGGAATGCCTTTAATTCAAAGAGGACAAGAAATATTTATTGATGCTAATACAGGGACGACAATAGACTCAATTTATGTTGTGCAATCAGTATCACATAATATTGGAGAAGGAGGATTTAATACTTCAGTTAATTTGATGTATACAGGACAAAATCGTATCGAGTCAATTAGAGAAAAAGTCATTTCAGTTCTTCCTAAGTAAATTGTAAATTTTTAAAAAAAGTAGTAACCTATAATTGTTGAGGTTATTATGATTAAAATAAACAAAGAATATTCAGGATTTACAAAAGATTTAAAGATAGATTTTAGTAATGAAATATGGAATCCCCAAACAGAAAAATATAATTTAAATAATTTATTAAAGTTATATTCAATAAAAGAAATAGAATCTATTAATAAAGAATATAATAAATTATTAAATTATCTTAATGTCAATATTGAAGATACTATTCATTATAAAAATCTATTAGGTAATAAAAATTATAGTAATAGAGTTAGTGATATTAAAAATAAAATAACTCAACTTAAAAATAAATCTAATATTGAATATATTAAAATTTTAGAAGAAAGAATTAATTTTACTAGTAATTTTTCTAAAATTCACTATAATCAAAAGCTTATCGATCCAGGAATCTATGATCATATTTCTAGTCAGACAGGTAGAGTTAAATTATCAAATAAAGAAGTTAATTTTTTAACTCTTAAAAAAGAAGATCGAAATAAAATAACTAGTACATATGTTAATGGAAGAATATATGTTATTGATATTGTTTCTTTAGAACCTAGAATATTGTTACATATCAAAGGTAAAAAAGATATTTACGATATATATGAATTTATTAAGAAAGAATTAAGTATTAAAGCAGATAGAAAAAGTATTAAACTAGGATTGATATCAACAATTTATGGTGGCGCAACTAGTACTATAAAAAAGATATCTGGATTGAAAGAAAAAGAAATTAATGCAATTCATGAATATTTTGATATTAAATCTTTTAAAGAAATGATCACACAAGATGAAGATAATATAACAAACTATTATGGAAGACCTCTTAAAAATGGAACTGCTATTCTAAATCATTACATTCAGTCTACTTCAGCTGATTGTGCATTATTGGCTTTTAATAATTTAATGGAACAATGGAGTGAAAAAAGAATTAAATTTTGTGCTTTTATACATGATGCAATTATTATTGATTGTCACCCTGAAGCAATTAAAGAAGTTGAGAATTTAAAATTTATCTTTGACGGTATACTTAATATAAAATTACCTGTAACAGTAGAGAGGATAAATTGAAAAAACGTAGATTAAATGAAAAAATGGGAGGAGGATTATCTAGAACAAATATAGGCATTAATGATGCTGGTCCAAGTGATCCTAGATATAAAACAAAATTTCCATCCGGATATCATTCAGGAGGATATACAGGAAATGCAGATTCTCAGTTTAGTCAAAGACAAAGCTTAATATCAACTTTAGAAGAAGACAACGAAGAGGTAGAATATAAAGAAGATCAAAACATGCTTGAAGAAGAAGAGACACTTTATGAATTTTTTGCCAGAATTGCTAAACTTCCATTAAATGAAAATATTGAAGAAATTAAAGAGTCAGATTGCAATATCAAAGAAGGACATTGTTCTGTTCATGAATCTAGTTGCTCTATGAGTGAAAAACAGTGTGATGAGTCTTTAAGGATGGAAGAAGAAAAAGAATTAGAAGAAATGTCTGCAGGTGGAGTTGCAGGTGTTGCAGGAAGATTTGGCCTATTTAATGCAGATGGAAGTCGAACTTCTAAAAAGCAGCATAGTGATAGATTAGATCATGCAAAGAAAACTTATGGTGGAAAATAATTAAAATAAATTTGTAATTCTTTTGTTTTTATGTTATTATTAAATTCGTAATAAGCAATAAATAATTTTTAAATTTTGCAAATTACATATTAAACATTAAAAATAAAAGGAGAAAATTTATGCCAATAGATTTTGATGCAATTAGAGCAAAACTAAACAAACTAAGTGGAAACAATAGATCACGCAACACAATGTGGCGTCCAACAGAAGGTGAAGAGCATACAGTTCGTTTGATATCTTTTCCTAATAATGAAGGGCAGCCTTTTAAAGAGTTGTGGTTTTACTATAATATTCCTAACCAACGTGGATTATTAGCGCCTTACCAATTTGGTGACAAAGATCCGATTCAAGAGCTTATTACAAAATTACGTGAAGACGGTCAAAAAGAAAGTTATGAATTGGCTAAGAAGCTTTATCCATCAATGCGTTGTTATGCAGCTGTTATTGTACGTGGTGAGGAAGAAAAAGGTGTACAAATCTGGTCGTTTGGAAAAACAGTTTATCAAACACTTCTTAATTATATGATTGATGAAGATTATGGTGATATTACAGATCCTGAAGAAGGTTTTGATATCAAGGTAAATTGTACCAAGCCTCCAGGAAGACAATACGCGACTACAGAAGTTCGCCCTCGTCCTCGATCTACACCTCTTAGTAAAGATTCTAAAAAAGCTAAAGAATGGTTAGATAATATTCCAGATCCTGGTGAAATGTTTTCTTGCAAGTCATATGATGAGCTAAGTAATATTATTAATAACTGGTTGAACGGTGATGATAATGAAAGTGATGGAACTGAAAGAACATCAGGAACACAAACACAGGAAAAGGAAAGTAAAGCATATTCAGATATTGATGATGCATTTGCTGACTTGATGGAAGACTAGTATTTAGTTTTAATTGGTTAGATTTTCAGAAGCCTGACAAAAGTCAGGCTTTTTTATTGTTTATGACATATTTATATACAAAGTGAACCGGAGAATTTAATGATCAATGAAATAGAATTAGAAGAATTAATTAATTCATATGAAATGAATAAAATAAAAAAAGAATTCAGTATTTTCATTAATGAAAACAAACAAGACTTTATAGATGATATGATCTTAGAACAAGTCAGAAGAGATCAATGGAATCGTCAATTTGGTTTTTTATTATCAGAATTAGGTTACGAAGTTGTACCAGAAGAAGACGTCCAAAAAATGTTAAATGAAGGTTTTGGGATGGATCTAGCAATTGATGCTTTTTTTGCTTTAGCTCCTACAGTTGCAAGAGGTCTAGGGGCATTAGCAACACCTACTGGTGCTGGTCCAGTTGTTGCTGAAGCCATTGCAAAAATGTTAGCTGGGGGAGGAGCAGCTTATTACGCTTATTATGCGTATAAAGAATATGAAGAAGGCAACAAACTAAATACATTTTTTAATATTCTTAATATGCTTTTCTCTTTAGAACAAGCAGCAATACCTTTTGTTTCAGATGCTATAGCAGCTGCAGGAAAACTATTCATTAAATTCTTGGGAGGGTTTTTTAAAGGACTGATTAAACCTTTCTCAATGCTTAAAGATGTTAGTGCTAAAGCAGCTGGAACAGGCTTAAAAGCAGTTGGTGAAAAAATAGGTATGGATAGTTTAAAAGAAATAGGACAATTCCTTGCAAAAAACGAAGTAATGTTATCTAAAGGATCTAAAGCATTGACTGAAGTAGTAAAAGGCGGTGCAGCAGCAGCACAAAAATTAGAAGGTATTTTAGGACCTATTTTAAAAAATGAAACATTCAAAGCAGCAAATCCAGCTGTGGTGACAAAATTAGAGATAATGCTTAGTGAAATTAATGGTACAATAATGAAAGAAGCTGTTGATTCTGCTGAGGTTTTAGGAAAAGCAATCAATAGTGCATCTACAGCATCTAAAGCAACAGATATAGTAGCTAAAAATAAAGCAGTTTTAGAAGCAGTTAAAGAGTTAAATGTTTTATCAAAGTCTGGGGGTATATTAGAAAATTATTTGCCAACATTGACAAAAGATGGATTGATTGCATTAGAGAAAGAAATAATTGGAGCAGGAGGAGAAGCATTAGGTAAAGTTGGTGCAGAAGTTGTTGAAAAACAAATGGCAAAAGGTATTGTTGCTTTAGAGGCTACTCTAAGCAAAGGAGCAACAGATGTAGCAGCTGATATGACATCTTCTTTGGCTTCAAAGCTTACATCATTACCTTTAGGAGGTTTAACTTCAGGATCATCATCATTTATAGCGCCTGAAATAACGATTGTATCTGATAAATTAATATTGAAATATCCAGGATTAATGGGAAGCTTATCTGGAACAGAAGTAGCATTTGCTGAAGGTATGCAATCGATTATGAAAGAGATAGCAGAAAAGCAAGGCCCAGAAATAGCTAATACATATTACAAGGCAGTTATGGAAGGAATATCATCAGGACCGGTTTATAAAGAAATGGTAGAGGCTTTTGGAAATCTTGCTGTTGAAGGCGCACAATCATCAACTGTAAGAGAATGGGTAAGTAAAAATTTATGGAAAGTAATCGTTGAAGATTCAGGTGGGTTAATTAGATCATTTGACAAATTTAAAACTGAATTTATTAGAGCAAGTACACGTAGTGGAGCAACAGGAGTAGGAGCAGTTAACATAGGAATAGAAGCAGTTTTAAAATCTTTTGGAAGAGATTTAAAAGTATTACAACCAGTTACACTTAATTTTTGGAAAACAGTAAGTCAACTAGTTTCTGGTTCTATGACAGCAGGAAGAAAATTTACAGATGAAAGAACAGCGTCAGATATATATAAAGCAAAGATAGAAAAGCAAAAAGCACAAAACATTACACCATCAACAATTAAGACAAGAAAGGATGGAACTGCAGGAAAGCCTAAGGCACCGAAACAAGCTACAAAAGCTGGTGCTACTAAAACAAATAAACCAAATTTTGGATCAGTAATTTAATATTTTTGTAAATTAAAAATATATTTGTTATGATACTCTAATATAAGGAGTTGATATGGCAAAGAAAAAACAAAAAAATGAAGAAGTATCTTCACAGGATGACTTCACATCAGACTTGATTAAGTCATTAAACAAAGATCATGGATCACGAGTAGCTTATAATTTAGCAGAGGATGAGGCGCCAACTGTTGTAAAGCGTTGGATTAGTACCGGTTCTAAATTATTTGATTATATATGTTCTAATAGAAAAAACGGAGGTTTTCCAGAGGGTAGAATAGTTGAATTATTTGGACCACCCTCAATAGGTAAGTCTCATATTGCTACACAGATAGCAAGAAGTACGCAACAAATGGGAGGAATTGTTGTTTATATAGATACAGAAAACGCAACATCAGTTGAAAATTTACATATGTTAGGTGTTGATGTAAGTAAAAGATTTGTTTATGTAGATACACATTGTACAGAAGAAGTGTTATCTATTGCTGAGTCTACAATTTTAAAGGCAAAAGCATTAAACAAAGATGTCCCGCTTACTATAATCTGGGACTCAGTAGCCGCTTCTTCCCCCAAAGCAGAATTGCTAGGCGACTACGACAAAGAGACTATTGGTTTGCAAGCCCGAGCCATATCAAAAGGGATGAGAAAAATTACAGGAATAATTGGTCAAACCAATAGTCTCTTTGTTATTCTTAATCAGATACGAACAAAAATAGGAGTTATGTATGGGGATCCTACTACAACACCCGGTGGTAAGGCAATACCTTTTCACTCATCTATACGAGTCAAGCTGGGAGCAGGACAACAAATCAAAGACGGTGAAGACATTGTGGGAATTAATGTTTCCGCAAAAACGGTAAAAAATAAAGTTTCTCCACCTTTTAGATCGATAAATTTTCAAATACATTTCGGTAAAGGTATAAAAGAGCATGAAGAGATTTTTGATGTTTTAAGAAAACATGGTGAAGATACTGTTTTAGATCATTACCTTGTTGAAGTTGGTGGAGGAGGTCAGTGGAAACTATTAAGTGTAACTGATACAAGAACAGGTGAAGTTATTATTGAAAAGAAATTTAGAAAATCTAATTTTAATGAATTGATTAACGATAAAGAGTATGAGCCTTACATTGATGCACTTTTAGAAAAAGCAATGGTTAAAGTAATGGGTGATCCTGAATCGATTGATATTGATACAGAATCATATGAAGAGATAAAGTCTCTTGCAGCAGAATTGGATGAAAGTTTATTTGAGGAGTAAAGATGAGTGATAGACCGGTTATAATTATTGATGGTCTGAACTTGTTTATGCGCCACTATGCTGCTCACCCTGCCATGTCAAAAAATGGCGAACAGGTGGGTGGTATAGTGGGTTTTTTAACAGGTGTTAGACGCTTAAGTGAAAAAATAGGACCATCAGAGATATATGTTGTTTGGGAAGGTCAGGGGTCAGCAAAAAAAAGATCTTTATATAAAGAATATAAAAAATCTAAAAAACCTAAAAGACTTAATCGATATTACGACGATATACCTGATTCATTATCAAATCAAACAAATCAAATCAGTGTTATTGTCAAAGCATTACGTTTTACACCGGTGAGACAAATTTATGTTGAAGGTTGTGAAGCAGATGATGCAATTGGTTATATGTGCCGATATACTTTTAAAGATAGAAGAAAAGTAATTGTTTCATCAGATCATGATTATTATCAATTACTAAATAAAAATACTTTAATTTATTCACCTACCCTTAAAGGTTTTGTAAATAAAAATAAAGTAAAGGAAAGATATAAAGTATCAGCTGAAAATTTTTGTTTAGTTAAAAGCATTGCAGGAGATCAATCTGACAACATTCCTGGTGTAAAAGGTTTATCATATAAAACCATTGCAAAGTTAATCCCAGAAACAACGTCGTCACACGAATTAACATTAGATGAATTCTTTAATAAGGCAAAAGAAATACATAGTCAAAAGAATTCAAAGTCAACTGAAAGATTAGTTTTTGGTGAGACATTAATAAGAAGAAATTGGAGATTAGTAAGATTGGATACAAGTAATTTAAGCTTAGATCATATCAATAAAATTAATACAATTTTTGAGAGTGATATGGGTGTAAAAGATAAGCTTGGCATGTTAAGATATTTTATGAAATTAGGGATTAATTCCTTA